CGGCAGGCTTGGCGGTGTGGGTCTCGCTGTGGCCGGCTTGGGCGCTCTGCTGACCGAAGCCGCGCTGAAGCTGGCCGCGTTGTCCGATAAGGCCAAGCTGAGCGGCATCGAGCCGGCACGGCTGAAAGGTTTCGTCGATCAGCTCGAAAAGGCCGGCGTGGCCAGTGACGTGGCCGCAGACAGCGCCGGTCGGTTCGCCGGGGCACTGGCCGACCTGTCCAGAGCGGGCAGTGCGCGATATCAAGCGCTGATCAACATGGCCGGCACCCATAAGGCAGAGATGGCTGCGGGCATAGCCGAGGTTCAGCGCGCCGCTACGATTGAAGAGAAGTTCTCCAAGGCTCGTGAGCTGGCCGAGATCGTCGCAAAAAATCGTCACGACGATACCTTGAGGCGAACCAAGGATGAGACCACCGCAGCGGCCGACGCGGCTAAGGCGCGCATTGAGTTCTATCAAAAACTCACGGACATGGACCCGAGCACGTTGCTGCTCCGGCACATGGAGAACCTGACCGACGCGGAGAGGAAGCACAACGATGAGTTGCTGGCGAACGGGCGCAGGGCTAAAGCCTCGTTTGATGAATTGAAAAAATCGGCCGAAATAGTGGGTGAGTCGCTGCTTGACGCATTCGGCGGCCCGCTGGCCAAGGCGCTCAAGACCGACGCGGAGGACATCGAGAAGATTATCAAGCTGCTGGACAAGATCGAGGAATGGTGGGGCAGAAGCAGCAGCATCGACAAGGGCGGTAGCTACACCAGCCCCGGCAAGACCGGGCTTCCAGCGCAAGCTGATTTACGCAAACAGGGCGAGAACCTGCTCAGGAGCGGTCAAGGCACAAGGCTGCTTCCCGATGGCTCCAGCGTCGAGCAGGGTGCGCCGCAGCCGCAGGCACCAAATGGCTCTTCCGTTGGGCCCGGCACCGGAGCTGGCGCAGGCGCAACGGGTGTCACTCCCGGTGCTCCACCAGTTGGAAGCCGTGGGGGCAGCGCTGGAATCACTGCGCCAACTGGGACACCGATCCAGCACGGCGGCATGGCCACCGTCACAACGGCGAGCGGTAAAAAGTTTCAGGTTGATGCGCGCTATGCGCAGAATTTTCAGGGCTTCATCAACGATTATGAGAAGGCCGGCGGCGTTATCGGTCCTAGCAGCGGCACACTTGGTGAACGTCCTAATCCGAGCGGCCATCCCATCGGCGCGGCCATGGACATCAACCAAGTTGGATATGGTCAACGTTCAACTACAGGCAAGACTTTGCCTCCAGCAGAAGAGGATCAACTCGCTCGTAAATGGGGATTGGTTTCGGGCCATGAATGGCGCAGGCCAGATACCGGACACTTCGGAGTCAGGAGTCCGGGTGCAGCAAAACAGGCATTGATTGACAACGGTGTCATCCCCGCATCACCAAATGGCCAGACGGCGGGCCCCGGCGCTGGCGCAGGCGCGGGCGAGACACCGGCTGGCCAGACCGTGAAAGGATCGTGGTTCGGCAGCACACCGGGCTGGAGCGATCCATCGGAGCCTCCGGGTCGCAAGACGGCTGGGGGCGTTTCCAACCAAATTCCCGGCATCGCGCTGCCGTCCCGCGAGGGTCTCGGCAAGATGTACGAGGTCACCACGCCGGACGGCCGCAAGTTCACGCTGCCGCAGACCGACGTCGGCCCGGCAGCCCGCACCGGCCGCGGCATCGACATCACGTCCGCCGCGGCGGCGCAGATGGGCTACACGGCGAAGAATTTTCCGACCGACAAGGGCTTCTCCTATCGCCGAGTCGGCGATGATCAGCCGGCGGCGGACCCAATGACCGATGCACGGAAGCGCTTGGGCGACGCGATGCGGGAAAAGCAGGCCACGACGCCTGCGACAGACCCGATGACTGATGCGCGACAGCGCTTGGGCGACGCGATGCGGGAAAAGTTCGGCGACGGCAACGCTCCGACTAAGTTTGCCGATCTACCACCATCTTTCAATCCATATACCGGCGAGAAGGTTGTTGATGATTTGTCTGGTTGGAAGGGTGGCAACCAAGCTTGGCATGAAATTATGCGCCATGGGAGAAGGGGTGGTAACGTTGAGGATCGCCGCTTTGATGCGCCTCCAAAGAGCGTACCTCCGCCCGGCTGGACGTTCCGTGATCCATCCGGGCCCGCTGGTACAATACAGACCCCTTGGAGAGATGATCCGACATGGAAGGATAGAGCGGACGCGCCTCTATCAAAACTGGGAGAGCAGTTAGGCGGCAAGGACCTTGATCAGATGCGCTCAGCGGTCAAGTCTAGGTACCGGAACATTGGACCGGATGGAGAGGAATTAGATCAGATGCGCTCAGCGGTCGATCGGGCGAGGAATCAGAATGTCAACGTCAATGCGACCGGCAAGCTGACCGCCAACATCAATGCGCCGCCCGGCACCAATGTGAAAATGGAGGGTGGCGGGCTGTTCAAGAAGACGGAAGTAAACCGGCAGACCCAGATGGTGCCGGCCTCGGTCGGCCCGGCGCAAGCCGGCGGCAGCTAGTGGAGAATGGGTGAGCCATGTCAACGATCATGGACATTCAGCTTCCGTTTCGCCAAGCCCTACTGCCAGCGTCGTACAAGGGCGCTCCGTTCTTTTGCGAGGCGAACAGCAGGAACAACGGCCGAAGGATCATCACCCACGAGTTTCCGAAAAAAGATATACCGTACTCGGAGGACATGGGGCGGCGCGCCAAGATTTTCACGCTGCGGGGATATTGCATCACCTATCCTTTGACCTTGGATGGGGAAAGGGGCGGTCTATACAATATCGATTACCGGGTGGTTCGCGACAATCTGTTGTTTCAGCTGGAGTCATCCGGTCCCGGCATCCTCGTGTTGCCGACGCTGCCGGCCGAGAACGTCGTCGTCACGCGCTACAGGTTGACCGAGGAAGAGCGCTTCGGCGGTTACTGCACGTTCGATCTGGAGTTTGCCGAGTTCGGCCTCGATCCTCAAGTGCTGACCCAGTCCGCGAATGTCTCCCAAGTGCTGAACACTGCCGCAGACACGCTGCGCAACCAGACCGCTTTAGGCATGGCCGGCCCCGATCCTGCAACGCCGCCGGCAGACTCGACGACATTCAACGATCGATTCCCTCAAGTCCAGCTGACGGCGAGAAGATAAATGGAAAAGGCGGATGCTACAGAGGCCAATGGAATTGTTCAGCGAACTTTGACCAACCTGTCCCGGATCATCACCGGAACCGGAAGCGTCGCGGTTCAGGCCAAGATGGTGATCGGGTGGGTGTCTGCGAACGCTATGTTCCTGCTCTACTATGACCAGCTTGGCACCTCATTGGATTCCTGCTTCGATCAGGTGCGCCAGACCGGCTGCTCATTTCCGCAGATGGAGACGGTGAGGCTGGCGCTGGTGGCGGAAAATCCGCTGTCGCTCGGCGCGAACATGATCAGGGACCGCAGCATCCATCTCGCGCTCGCGCAGGAAGGCAAAATCATCTCAACGATGGTGTTCACCAGTCGTCAGGATGTCGATGCGCTGATTCTAGCGATTCAGATTCCGTTCAACGACTCGGAGGAGGTGACCGCCGATACCATGTCGGGAGCGGATTACATCGCGCTGATCGAACTGCGGGCGGCGATCGTCGATTACCTCGTCTCTACCGCCAGACCTCTGCCCAGTATGCTGAGCTACCAGTTCGCCAAACCTCTTCCCAGCCTGATCATCGCGCAACGGCTTTACGGTGACGCCAGCCGCTACGATGAGATTCGACAAGAGAACAAGGTGGTCCACCCGGCGTTCTGTCCGGCGGTTGGACAGGCGTTGTCGGCATAGCCATGGGTGACGGTGGGCGGTTGTACGTCTCGCCTCTTCCGCAGCCGCAACAGCAGCAACAATATACCGAGCCCGCCGCTCGTCCCGCCAATGCTCAGATGAGCAGGGAGCAGGCCACCCTGATCGTCGGCGGCATCAACTTCATGGATTGGGAAAGCGTGTACGTTAAGCTGCGGTGGGGCGATGCCTACTCCTATTTTCGTTTCACCAGCGTCGAACGGGATACGCCGCCCGATATGTTCTACAAGCTGCAGTTCATGCCGAGCACGCCGTGCCAGATCAATCTTGGCGGCGTCGATGTCATCGACGGCGTCATCGAGATTCGACAGGTGGCGTACGACGCCAACCAGCACGGCATCGAACTTCAGGGCAAGAGCCTGACCGCGAAGGTGGCCCACTCTAGCGTCAACACCACGACCGGCAGCTTTGACGGCATGACCTTCAAGCAGGTCGCCGACAAGGTGCTCAGCACCTACGGCAGCCAAATCCTTCCGATCGGAACGCTGAACAGCATTCCGTTCGACAAGCTGCAGAACCAGCCGGGGGAATCGGTCTGGGATTTCCTTGAGCGGATCGCGAGGCCGCGCGGCATCATTCTCGGCAGCGATTCGTTCGGCAATTTCCTTGCGATCGGCGATCACGCCAATCCAGTGCTGAACACCCAGCTCATCGAGGGCCAGAACATCAAGAAGATGCAGTGCATTTTCGAGGATACCGTGACCTTCAACGAATACGTGGTGACCGCGCAATCAGCGGCCAGCGACGACAATTCCGGCACAGCGGCCAGCGAATTGCGCGGCAGTTGGGGCGGTTCGGGTTGGCCCGGCAGCCTGCTGATCACCCCATCGGAGCAGCCGGTGAAGCAAATCCAAGAGGTGATCGACCGCGCCAAGAACGAATCCGTGTGGCACGAAGGCACCAAGATCGAGGCCACGGTCACGGTGCAGGGCTGGTTCAGGGACGAGACCACGGTGTGGTGGCCGGGCGACAATGTCTTCATCTATTCTCCGATGTGCCCGTTGAACATGATGATGACGATACAGGATGTCACATTCACGCAAACGCCTCAGGGCGGCACCGAGACCGAGCTGTACCTGAAACAGCCGTGGGCGCTGCTGGATGAAACGGTCAACCCCGGCAGTCCCGTAGCAAGCAACCTTCCCGCACAGACAGCGCCCGGACAGGGCATTCCGCCAACGCCATGAGATAACGACGATGCACCGAGCCACGCCAGCCAACTCCTCATTCCGAGGCTATGTCGCCGGAGGTGCGCGGACCACCATCCCACAGGTGGACGACACCAAGCAGATGCAGGAATCGATGGGCAACTTCATGGCTAACGAGGCCAGAAGCGCGATCGAAGCTCCGCAGAATTATGGTTTCTCTTCGGTAGTAAGAGCTGCGACCAAAGATGCTCAAGGCAAGATTCAGCAGAGTGCAGAGGGTTTTGTTTCATTCATGGGAGGCAATCGCTCCTTCCCCGTAATGGGGATAATGGACGATCGTCGGTATCGGCCGATGGGTATGAAGCAAGGCGAAAATTCGCAGTATGACGATCTCGGGCAGATGACGTTGATCCGGCGCACTGGGTTGTATCTGTTGTCGCTCGATAGCCCGGACGACAGCCAGCAACAAAGCGGTAGCAGTAGTGGCGGTGGTAGTGCCGGGAAGGACGCGTCCGGAGGCAGTAGCTCCCAACAGAACGTCGAGCGGTTCGTGTCAGTGCGCCATGTCGTGAAACAGCAGCAGCCACGTCAGATGAGTGGTGCTGGCGGGCAGAGCGGTGGCAGCACTGGCGGAAGTAGCGGCAGCTCGCAGGACTTCCAGCATGAAGGCCAAAGCGTCAACAACGAGATGCGCGTCTCTGCGGCGCGAATCGAGTTTCGTTCCGGCGATACCGTGGTCGGCTACTACGACAAGGCGAGCGCGACATGGTGCTTCATCGGCAAAGTGAAGCTGGGGACGGAGAGCGCGTCGAATCCGGTCTATGGTGTCAACGGGGGCGTCGGCAACACCAGTGATCCCAACGGCAGCGATGCAGTGCTGATCAACGCAACGAAGCCGGGACCGCCGACATCTGAGGATACGGCACCATAAATGACGATCTTCCCTCCCGACATCCGGACGGTTCAAAACACTGCGTTTCCTCAATACTCCGTGACGATCGATTGGCAGCTGCTTTCGGATGGCACGCTCGATGACAGCATGGCGCTGGCCACTGCGCTGGTGGTGGCGCTGGGCACCAACGGTCTGGCCGATGTGAACGACAGGTTGCCAGACCCTGACTCAACCGATCGTCAGGGATGGTGGGGCGACATGGATACCGACACGATCTGGAACGGATGGCCGATTGGATCGAGGCTGTGGCTCTTGACGCGGGCCGCGATCGAGGGACCGGAATCAAAATTCGGAGCCACCCAAAGCTGGATCATGAATTATATCACGGAAACGCTGCAGCCGTTCATTGATCGCAAGATTGCCAGTCGCTTTCAGATCATGTCGGCGCGGGTCACCAAGCAACAGATCGATGTCGTGATCAGAGTCTATCGAGGGCCGATTGCCGCGATTGATCTCCAATATCAGCTGCTTTGGCAAGGGATAACGCCGTAATATTTGGGAGGGCTTAAATCTTGCCATGGTCAACGCCGACCCTGCGAGAGGTTCGCTCGCTCGTAAGGGATTCGATTCACGGTTCGCTGCCGGGCAGCGATGCGACGATCCCGAACAGTGTGCTGCGCGTGATGAGCGACAGCCAAGGCGCGTTATGTTTTCTGACTTTGGAATATGTAGACTGGCTCGCGCTCCAACTTCTCCCTGATACCGCTGAGACAGAATGGCTGGATCGTCACGGCAACATCTGGCTGGTCAACGCTGATGGGACTACCGGGAGAAAGCAAGCCACGTTGGCCACCGGCACCGTAGCTGCCACTGGGATCAGCGGGAGTATCGTTCCAGCCGGTGCGTTGCTGGGTGGTACTGCTCAGAACGCGACATATCAAACTACAGAACAAATTATAATTGGCGTTGGCCCTACGAATATTCCAGCGACTGCACTCGATCCCGGCATCGTGGGCAATATGCAGCCCGGAGACGCGCTTTCTTTCGTCGCTCCTCCTCCGGGAGTGGATGGCGGCGTCACAGTGCTGGAGATGGACGGAGGAACGGACACCGAGACCGATGACGAACTGCGCGCTCGCATCCTGCGACGCATCCAGCAACCGCCCATGGGCGGCGCGGCCTACGACTACGAAGCGTGGGCGCTGGCCGTTCCGGGTGTCACGCGGGCGTGGTGTTCGCCGAACGAGATGGGCATTGGCACCGTTACCATTCGCTTCATGATGGATGATCTGCGTGCTGACAATGGCGGTTTTCCGTTGCCGAGTGATGTCGATGCGGTCACGTCCTATATCGATACGGTTCGTCCGGTAGCCGTGAAAGACTTCTTTGTCGAAGCACCGATTCCGTATCCGGTCGATCTGCGCATCACCTACCTTGATCTTGACGTTGTGGCGACACACGCCTCGATCGAGCAGAGCCTGCTGAACGAATTTTTCGTCCGCGCGCTGCCGGGTCAGTTCTGGTATCGCTCATGGTCGGACGAGGGCATCGCCAATGCCATTGGTGTCAATGCCTATGATCTGGTGGCGAGCGATGTGCCGATGCCGAGCCCCGGCTACATGGCGGTGTTAGGTGATTTGACCTATGGCTGATCAGCACATCCGCCGTGCTGGCAGCGATTATCGCGAAGCCTTCTTTTCATTGCTGCCGAACGGGCAAGCATGGCCGAAGCGCGCCATAGGAAGCGTGCTGTGGCAGACCAGCGACGGTCTCTGCGAGTATTGGGGCTTCGTGGATGGCCGCGCCGCCGATCTCTTGGAGATCGAGAGCGATCCGCGCGCCACCGTCGAACTGCTGCCCGACTGGGAGCGCAACTGGGGCCTGCCTGATCCGTGCATGAAGGACCCACCGACCGCGCTCGTTGAGCGCCGCTTGGCGTTGATCGCCAAGATGACGATGATCGGTGGACAGTCCCGTCAGTTCTTCCTCGATATCGCCAAGGCTTATGGCTATGAAATAACGATCACCGAATTTTCGCCCTACATGACTGGCGTCTCGCGGGTCGGGGATCAGAGCGGCATCTACAATCCGGGCGATCCGACGCACTACCATTGGCAGCTCGGTCCACCGGAGATTCGCTTCTACTGGACCATCCACGTCAGCGCGCTGAGCTACACTTATTTCCATTGTAACTCCAGCCAGTGCGGCATTGATCGCCTGCTCAAGATTGGCGTCGCCGCTGATCTGGAATGCGTGTTCGACAAGCTGAAGCCCGCGCATACGCAAATCGTCTACGACTACACGCCGCTGAACGGGCTCGATTTCACGCAGCCGTTCAATACCCAATATCTCGCGCTGGGAATCATGTGATGGCAGACAATCGGCAAATCAAAGACGGATTGGGCAATATCTTCACCATCCGCATGCGCGACATCAGTGCGGCGACCGATGGCACAGTACAGCGCTCGATGGTGCTGTCGCAGTTGCTGCCGGTCGATTATGGCCCCGGTGGTTCCTTTCACCGCACTTGCAAGAGTGGCGTGATGGTGGCGAATGCGGCGGCGTCTTCGCCGATCTATTCGTTCCAGTGGCCATCGGTCACGTCGCTGGCCCTGATCAGGCGCATTCGCATCTCGGCTTGGAGCTGGGATGTCGGGTTCACTGCCGGACTGGTGACGTTCGACGTGATCACGGCGCGTGCCTTCACGGCGCAGCTGGCAGGCGGTACGCAGGTCAGTCTTGTCGGCAACAGCGGAAAACTGCGCACGTCGATGGGCTCGTCGCAGGCCAACGTTGTCTATGCGACCACGACGCCGCTGACCGGCGGCACGTTCACGCCCGATCCTTCTCCCGGCACGACGGAGACATGGGCGACTGAGGTCGGTGTCAATCCTTACACGCTGATCACTTCGGGGCCGATGCCGGTCAAACTGTTCGAGAAGGCTCAGGGCGAGATGCCGCTGCTGCTGGCGCAGAACGAAGGCTTCATCATCGAGGCGACCGTCCCGCAGACCGGGACATGGTCTTACACACTCGCGTCCGAGTGGGACGAAGTCCCCACTATCGGATCAGGCTATTAGGAGCAGTGCATGCAGTACAACCAGCCGCTGGATCAACCATCCAATCCCAACGCGCCCTATATCGATGGCAACCCGGCTGCGGGCATTCAGGGCTCCATCGTTCCGGCCGCATCCATCGAATATGATCAGCGAGAGGCGGTCGAGGTCATCACTCGCGCCAATGTGAGAGGTTACTCGGACTTTTCAGGGACGCCGTGCGCTGTGCCAGCCAATACCGACCTGACCCAGTTGCGCAAAGCTATTGAGGGCTTCATCACCAGTTGGCAATTTTTGATCACGACTGAGGTGACGTTCACGGTGCATGGTTCTGGTGCCAATTTTCCGGATTTGAATGCGGCATTCGCCTATCTCGGCAAATACAAGATCACGCCGACTGGCCACGTCATCTTGCAGTTGGGTGGCGCAGCTCCGGGCAGCGCTTCCGCGATCCAATATATTTATACCAAAGCCATCATTATCGATCATCCGAACAATGATCGTATTTCGATCTTCGGTGCCAAGATGCTGGCTCCGGTGCCGCGCAACGATACTGGTTATGCATGGAATGGTCCATCGCAGGCGCAAAGATCGGCTGATACAAACACCAATCTGGCGATGCTGCGGACCAAGTTTGCGACTGAATTTCATTTCGTGGGGCCGATTTCCAGTACCTTTTACCCTGTCGCCGGGATTCAGATCATCGGCGTAAGTTTGATGCATCTGGATGCATTGCTTCTCACAGGTGACAGCGTCAGCGCTCAAGGGTCTGGATTTCTTTTCAACTGCTCCGGTTACCTCAACAACTTGCCAAAATCGATGGTAGCGGGCAGTCCGTTTTCCTATGACGGTCTGGCTGCAGTCAATTGGAGAGGTGCTTCTGGATTTAATTTCGATGTTGGTTCTTGTATGAGCATACAAGGTGAAACCGGCTCGGATCAGAATACATCCCCGCCATTTATTGCTTGTGGCAATAACAATGGCATTGCGCTCACCAATGGTGGGTTCGTCACATCGAGCAGCAATTGCATTTTGCTTGGTAACGATAGTTGCGGTTTCTATCTCTGGCCGCGCAGCGGTACGCAATGGGATGGCGGCATGTTCTGCAGCGCCAATGCCCAGCATGGTACTTGTTGCTATTTGAGTTCGACGGGTTATCTGGCGCAGCCGCTCAATGCTGGCGCTTACAACATTGGCCCGTCGCATGCTTATCGTAATGGCGGTTGGGGGCTTTGGATGCAAGAAAGCAACACGACCGCCATGTTCGATTATGGCACTGGCGCAAATGCGAACGCGGCTGGTGCGGTCTACGCCAATGCCAATTCTGGTGTCCTGATGGCTGGTAATGCCGCAAATTATGGCGGTCTTTGTTCTCCGCCTCTAAACACTGTCGGCAACGGCAACTCGATGATACAGGGCTAAAGAAGGAGAGCGCATACCATGTTGCTTCTCTATTGTCAGAATGGAGTCGTTGTAGGGCATCACGACGATCAGCAATCGCCAGTGGACGCATCGCTCTATGGGACCGGCGTGCGGATCGTTCCATATGATCAGCCGCTCACGACGTTGCCGTTAGTCGGCACAGCGCCGACTTTTCCAGAAAGAGACACGCGCCCATACGCG